TGCTGCCACCATGTATGCTTGTAATGTATCGACCATATTTCCTCCTTATTTGACGCGAATAGACTGACCTGGATAGATCAGATTCGCATTTTCGATTCCATTGATGCTCTGTAACTTCTGCCAAGTAGTACCATAGGCTGCCGCAATTCCAGACAAAGTGTCACCAGACTGCACGGTGTAGTATTCAGCTACAGGTGTAGAAGCACCCATGATACAGTTGACTTTGTGCTGTACAGATGCCGCATCATAGCCAAGAGTGGCCAGCTTTGTCCATCTCTCTTCACCATAGACACCCGCCCATCCATGTGAGCCCTCGGCAATATACTGTGCAATCTTATCCTCTGTTGGTTTTGGCTCAACCACTGGAGCTGGGTCAGCAGCAGAGGCAGGCAGTACTGGTGTGTCTGCAATTCCTCCATATTTATCCCAGGTGAGCCTGTCCCCGTAGAACACATTGCAGTCCAGATTTCCACCGTAGCCGTCAAGACGACCAACACTGGTCCACTGCCACATGCAATAGAATGGCCAGTAAGATACATCTGGTGTATTGCCGGCATTGGACATGTCATAGTTGGCATCTGGAACGTAGTCGAGATACTTGGCTACCCAAAGACCATAGTCTGCATTCACAACTGGAGACCAATCATAAGAATTTACGACTGATTCGGACATGTAGATAACTGGTTTCACCCCTGTTAACCGCTGTACTTCATTTAACCAACGCAGGGCCCAAGCTACATCCCACTTGTTTTCTGCTTCCCAGTCAAGGACAGGCACTGCCTGACCAAAGTAGTTCTTGGTGTTCTCGACAAAGAAGTCGGCTTCTGCCACTGCATCATTCATAGGACGTGCAAAGTGATAGAAACCAATCGGCTTATTCATTGTCAGTGCTTTCTGGAAAAACCTATCGCAGCTAGGGCTGACATAGCCGATGCCTTCGGTTGCTTTGATGATGACAAAGTCAAAAGAAATAGCAGACAGATCTAAGTCTGCCTGCCAGTTGGAGATATCAATTCCGTTCATTGTACCCATAAAAAAGAGCCTCCTTAGCTCTATGTAAAATATGTATGATGTGCTGTCTATCAGACAGGAATTGTTTGAGTTTATTCCGCAGTTTCCGTTAATGTGTAGGTTATCTTCATGGTCTTATCTGCCGTCTTAATAACTGGTGTAGCCAGATTGTTAATGGTCGCCAAGTATGGAGTATACAAATATAAGTCCTTATGAAAATAATAGCCGCTGTAATGGCAGCAGTATTCCTGGTATGCATAAGTCTTATAACGCGACAGATGTTTTCTGCCCCAAGATGACTCATCATCACCTCGCAAATTCCGGACATATAGTTTTGGCTCTCCATTCAAGTAATACCAGCCATTGATTACAACGTCATCATCAACACTGAATGTATAGTCAATGTCATAGTTATAAGTCGCATCTGGCACCACTTCGATGTTGGCCACATTTGTTGTATCCAAGCGATAGACCGTAGTTGAATTATCTACTGCAAACATCAGCCACTTTCCGCTCATGCCGACAGTTCTTACCTCCTGCGTGTTCGCTGGCAGGATAATCTTTTGAGTCGTTCCTTTGCCTGCACTGATCGTATCCAAGAACCACTCATAAGTAGTGTGATTGTAGTAATCGACTCCATTTGAGGTGCTGGAATACTTCTGGTTATCCTTTCGACTGATGCCATACCAGTTACCATCAGCTCCATGGAACAAATATGTAAGAACTCCATCATAGTTATAGTAAGGTGCATTCGTTCCATCCTTACTTCCGCCCGAATAACTGACCCAGTAAGGATAATGATTTAGTTCAATCGATGTCTCTTCGACTGCATCTGTGGCAATCAGAGAGTACGTACGCTGCAGCAGTTTTGCATGAATATAATCCTCAGGAATCTTACGAAGAATTGCAGCAGTCGTATTGTAGATAGAAATCATCTCCATGCGATAGCCATCACCAATATAAGGTCTCTGGTTATCCAGATAAGAATGCTGATCAGGATTGGAAATGCCGTTTTTTACATTGTCACCTCTGAGCATCACGAAGTAATTACTATCTACTTGTGTTCCCTTGCCTGCCAGTGAATTGGTCAAACAAATACAAGAGATCGTTCCATTGGCTTGTGATGTGGCAAAATCCCACACATACTTATAGCTGTTATCCACTTTCTTACTTTCGGTCAAGTTCCTGCTGCCACGTTTTGTATCAGCAGTATTATTTGCATCACTTGATGCATATCCTATTAAAGGATTATCAAGTGGAGCATAGATAATGGTTGGATCTTCTGTGATCGCATTCTGGTATAACAAAATACCGCCAGTAAGCCTTTCATAAACTGGCAGTAGCCAATCATCACCACTTTTTCCATCAAAGGAAGGACTGTCATACATCATTCCTTGTATATTAGTGTTCAGCACATCAGCGATTGCTTCTGTGACAAGGTTCGTATCCTCATATACTTCCTTCTCGCCAGTATGAACATTGGTAAGCTCAATAACGCTTTTTCCTTTCAGCATTCTTATTCCTCCTTATTCAGATAGTCCGTCGTGATTGTTTTGACATAACCAGAATCACCACTGATGACGATCCGATATTTAATCATCCCCGTTGTAGCCTTCTCTGCCCATGCATCTGTACTGATTCCTTGCAGGGCTGTTTTTGCCATGCCAGATTTTTCTTCCGATAATTGTGACCAGGTATTGTCGGTATACGTCCACCAAGTTGTCCCATTATCAAACGACACTGCAAATAAGGCAGCATCATCTGCATCAACCGTGACTTTCTCAATGCCAATAATCGACGCATCCGTCATGTCGATATTCTCCGAATAGATGACCTGCGGCTTTGGCAAGCCAGTATAGCTTGCCGTAAATGGCGGAAAAGAATTCAAGGAATCATGCCAATAGAGTACCGTTGGATCAGTCAGTGTCAGCAGCAGGCTTCCATTCGGAATCTCTTGTATTCCATGTGTCTCGAACACTGCTGCTGTCAGTTCTGTTTCCGTGAGCTTGCTCAAGGCACCATCCACAACCGTATATAGGCTCTTGTCTGCATCGGTGATCAGATACCTTCGGTTATATGGATCAAGAAGCGCTGGTAGGTCAGTGCTCAATACAAAGGCAGTTCCAGTGGCATCTTGATGCTTAAAAGTGATGTACTTTCCGGTCACCGGAGTAAAGGCTGTCGTTATCGAGCCGACCACAAGACTGGATTCACCAATGTAAGAGGTATTTGTCGGATATGTGATTACATTGATCACAATATCTCCGGTATCTAATAGCAACAGTTCCCAGACTAGTTTTACGTCATCTGTTGTTACGTTATATTGTGAATAACCTTCCCAGCGAATCCGCAGAAATTTATAGTAGTTGTAAACTGTTCCTTCTTCACGACTAACTGTATATACCTTTGCATCACGCCTGCAGACTTTCACCTGTTCAGCATTGGTACCAATCCCTATCCAGGAGTTACCATTCACATAGATATTTGAAGCAACCACGTTATTGAAATGGAACCAGTCTACTCCTGTTAAAGTATCCGTACTGTCATCATTCGGATTGTTATCGCGGATTTTGACCATGTTATCTGTGCTGGCAAAGATATCCTTTATTGCAAAATAATCAGCCATTATTGACCTCCAGTTCTGTTAATGTAGTGAAGTTTGTAAAGCCGAGTGGATAAGCCACAAGGCGACCTTTATCGATGGATGTTTCAACACTCGAAATCACGGTTTGATACTTAGATGCAAGCATCAGTTTCTGATCTACAAGTACCGTATAATTCGTTCCCGTCATCTTCTGGGTTGAAGTATGATGGCCACCGACAAATGGTGCGGTTACAAATGGATTTACAGTGATAGAAGTCAGTGAATCAAATTCTTGGGTAGAAATCACCAGACTATCCATATTGCCCCGATCCAATCGCTTCTCTGTCCCGCCAAAGATCTCATAAGCTTTTCTCAGTGAAAATTGATCAACGTCAATAACATAGATTTTGCTATAAGACATCTTTTTCTTATCACTGATATCGATCACGTCATGAACCACCGGAGCAAACACTCTCAAGTTATCCATCAACCCAGCGAGCGGAAGACCCGTCAGCTGTATCTTTGAGTATTGATCTGACAGCCCTGCAGAAGTCGGTGCATCGAGTTCCGTGACTACATCTCCTGAAAGTCCTAATGTGCTCATAACATTTATCAGGATTGGACTCAGCTCGTCCTTTGCAGTAATACGACCATCCCAACGATCCTGGGCTCCAAGTCCCTGACCGGTAATGGATGCAATGATGCATTGTGCGGCAATCGTCGCTGCTCCTGGTGCAATCGATATCCATACCTCAAAGGTGTGGAGTGTCTTCTCTTGCATATCTAAAAGTGGATAAAACAGATTCAGAAGGTGCAAGCCACTATGCCATGTTTCTGTTGGATGGAATTCCTCAATCTCATGGCCATCAATGACGTATGTAACAATCACGACAGATTGGCCATCCTCTTGCCAGGGAGACGGAACTGAAACTGATGTTGCGAGTTCTTTATTTGTCGTTGTAACATTCCCTGATGCATCTTTGGTTTCTACTGGTAGGATTGTCATTCCTGTCCCCTGGGATGTAATCAATTTGGTTTCTTGAGTTGCAGCAACATCCAAAATTATGGTTGCCTTAAATTCACAGTCCGTTTCTTCTTGTGTTGCATACTCGAGTTTAATGATCTGTCCCTTCTCTGCACCAAGTACATATCCCAGAGCATTTACATAAGAGTAAGTGGACATCTTAGTCGTCTCGACTGAATTGAGAAGGCCATTAATGTTCTTGTCATTCTTACTCTTTGCTTCAGATAGACGCGGATTTTTGCCTACACATTTCAGGGAGCACTTGCCATTGATTCTTACAGTCAAGGACGTAATGGCAGCCATCTTTGTTGCATCTGCCTGGCCACCAGTGAAGACTAAAACATCAGCCAAATCTAGTGCAGGATCTCCAATCGTTTCTGAATCGAAAGGAACATAGTTGATGACTGAAATTGCATTCAGAAGGTTTGTTAGAATCTGCTTTCTTGTCTCATCAAGGCCAAACTGCAATAAAGGATTGACACCAAAATTCATCGTCAAACCATCATCAGGATCTAATGCAATGTACTCTGCTGTATTCGTTCTTTTATTCGTTGAATTGAGCGCTGTATAACGCGTCACAAAATCAGAAAAGCTACTCGAATATCGATGCGTGTTATTCACGGTAGCTACAGAGTTAGCATTGTACTTTACCAGTTTCAATTTTCCGTCTCTACCAATCGTTGCAAAGCAACCTAATGCTTGCGAGAGATAATGCAATAGATCTCGGCAGGTCTCGATGTCGTTATCTGGATATACGCCCAAAAGTGCTGTTCCGTTTGGCAGGGCCTCGATCTCAGCTTTGGTCTGAGCCAGCTCAACTTTGCAGTCTTTGCATATTAAAGTCAGCAGATCATAAGGATATCCACTAGATTGTGCTTTGTTGTATGCACGCTCAAAATTCAGCATTGCATCGTATGCCTTTATCTCAAGGGTTCGAATCTTACGGTTCGCTTCTGCAACATAAAAGATGCCCAAAGGTACATCCTCAACGGTGCCATCATGCAGTGTCATATGAAAGGTCAATGTGATCTTTGCATTTTCAAGACTGTAACGGTCAATATCAGAGAACAGGGAGATTCCCATCTCTGCTGCATAGACCGAGCCTAGTTCTATTTCAGAACTTCCAGAACATTGCCTGGTAACATATCCAGATCCTTTGACAATGTCCTTATTGGTAAACGGATATTCTTTTCCTTCTGTTGTGACAATTAACCCAGACCAGTAAAAGGAGCGGGTATTTTCTTGTATTGCAATTTTATAGGCATCTGAAACTGAATACATAAACCCACTCCCTCCTAGTATTCTTTAAGATCAAAGCTGACTTTCCAAAGTCCCTTCTTGACTGTGTCATGAACCAAGGATGATTTGAAACCATCCATGTACATATCGCGTGTCTCAGGAACCATCGTTTCTGTATTAAAGAACTCGACAGACAGTTTCGGTTGCTTTCTCATTAAAGAGAATCTCTTCAGCCAATCTGGTGACACTTGAAAAGTCACAGAAATCTCCGCCATACCAGACCGCACAAGGTCTCTTTGTTTCGTCCCGGCTTCCGTATCTCCCGAACTATCAGCTTCAACATCTGACAGTGACAGATCATAGGAAGTAGGAAGTGGGATATCTGTATTGTTGATCCGCAGATATTGTGTAAATGCCATGATCTACCTCCTGACCGTAGTGCCATCCGCTGCTGCGCAGTAATAATGGTTTCATCAATCAATGTTCCGCCAAGATATACCGGGATTGTGATATCTCCGGTGTTGCCCGCATCTGCAAGTGCAGATGCAATTGCGGCAGTAATGCTTCCAGTCTGTGACGAAACTGCATTCTGAATCATCGAGGATAACGAACTGACTCCAACGACAGCTTCTGGTCCAGCTTCTCCGCCAGCAAGCAGCTGACCGCCTTGTGCCCCGAAAATGGTCGGGCTGTTCAAAACCATGCCATCTCCCATTGCCTTTTTGTACCAAGAAACACCAATATGAGGAATGGATGGTGGATCAAGCGAGAAGCTCCCTTCAATAGAAAAATGAGGCAGTTTGATCTCTGGTAAATGCCAATCAAAGTTAAAGAAACCCTTGATCGCATCGATTGCATTGGAAACGCCATCTCTAGCTGCGCTAATTTTGTCGCTGAAAGCACCCCTGATATTTTCCATGATGGAAGCCGCCGTATCGTGGGCGGCAGACAACTTGTCGGAAAAGGATTGCTTCACGTTATCCAGTCCATTCCCCACGTTGGTTTTGATATTGTCGATTGAATTACCGACACCTGTTTTAATGTTGTCCCAGATGGTTCCCGCATTTGCCTTCATCGTGTTCCAACCATCCGACCATTTCTGGCCAATATCTGAGAAGAAGTTCGGCAATGTTTGCGTGAAGAAATCGCCAACGGCAGTCCAGGCAGTCTGAATTCCATCACAGAAGCCAGACCACACTCCCTTAAACCAATCGGTAATGGCACCCCAGTTCTTCACGATGGCAATAATGGCCACAACTGCCGCGATAATAGCCGCGATGATGCCGATGATTGGTAGAAGTGGTATAGATGCTGCACCTACTGCTGCACCGGTCGCTGTGGCCGCTGTTCCGGCCGCTGTCGTGGCCGCAGTACCAATGCCCAGGAAGGTCGTCAAACTTCCAATTGCACTGGTGATCGTGCCGACAGCACTGATGACCTTGCCACCGGCAACCAGTAATGGTCCAATGGTCGCCGCAAGTAAAGCAATCTTGATGATCGTATTTTGCACTGGTTCTGGGATACTGTTCCAAATCTGTGAAAAGGTCTTCAAAGCTCCTGAAATATCCTTCAATACTGGTGCCAAGACAGTCGCTAATGAATTACCGATATCCGCTCCTGTTTCTTTCAGGCTATTCATGCTCATTTGGAATTGGTCAATTGGATCTAAGGTCTGATTGAATGTATTTTCAACACTTCCAGAGAAGTTACCCAGTGAGTCAGATAGATTCTCAAGGTTCAGTTTTCCTGTTGATGCGGCATTATAAACAGCAGCACCAGCTTTACTACCAAAAAGATCGTAGGCAGCCTGTAGTTTCTCAGTTTCTGTGCCATTTCCTTTCA